CTTGACTACAAACTCTTCTGTAATATCGTTCTGTTCTAGGAGGATCATTAGGCCGTAGTTCTCTACTAAGGCTTTTAGTTTAGAGTCGAAGTCAAACACTGTTCGTCTACCTCCAGAGGGTAAGGGCTACGATTAAGCCAATGAGCATCATCGTAGGCTGCGTTGAAGTTCTGATAGTGTAGCTCTACCTCAGCCCAGTCACCGTCTGAGAGTTGAGCAAGACACATATTATAGTATGTCCCGTCGCCCACTTCAAGCGGTCCCTCAAAGCATTTGTGTGCTTTAGCTACTTTCATTTAACCACTCCTCAGGTATTAGTTTGTCTGCGTAGAGAAACCCATGTTTGTCACACCACATACCGTATGTCGTCTTGGACCCCTTGTTGATCTTAGCACGGGAGTTGGAAAAGACAAACCTAATATCAAGGTCAGGTCTCTGCTTCTTGATTAGGAGGTGTTTCTTTCTGTCTGCCACGACAAACCTACCCTTACTCTCAATGATGATGCCGTTAGGTAGCTCGAAGTCAGGGGTGTAAGTCCTGACCTCGTTGATAGCATACTTGATCTTCATCTCTTCGTACTTCACAGGTACGTCAAGGTCTTTGAGTTGCTTAGATATACGCCCCTCTAGACCTGACCTGTAACCATACTTAAGTGCCTGTCTAGAAGTCGTCATCACGGCTAACCTCAAATGCCCGGGGTTCGTTGACTACATCGACCAGATGAATAGGTCCTGTGCTGTAGAGGAATGTACGTGCCTCAGGCCAACACACTTTACTGAACTCACAGTAGCTACAAGTCATGTCCAACTTAGTGTTGGGTGAGGTCTTGCTCTGGGGTACAGGAGGTATACGATCCTCTGGGATAGGTCCAGACACCATAGCCTTAGTGTCCAACATCTCCTGTTCCTTGTTCTTAAGCTCATCCGTAAAGTCGTAGGTGTCTAGGCAGACGTGCCCGTTAACCTTGTCAATCACGAGGAAGGCACCCCGTGTCTTGTCGGTCACCAGTGGGTCATCCTTACCTGCGTACACGTAGGAGGAAAGTTGGGAGATGTAACCGAAGGGATCGGATTCACGAAGGTTACCCTCTTTAAACTTCTTGAAGGAGTAGGGACTAGCAGACTTAACATCTACAGTCATACCATCAATGACTGCGTCACGATGACCCTTGATACCATGAACATCAAGTCGGTCCTGCTCACCCTGTACGTCGTGGCCAGCAGCCTTAGCAATGGCTAGAATCAACTCCTCAATCATATCCCCAAAGAAGAACTTAAGGAGTGCATTGGCTTGTAGGGGTTCAGCATCGTTAGTCTGGTTGATCTTGTACCAGAGCTTACGTTGGCATGGGGTACCAATAGACGACAGGGACAGGTAGCCCCGTGGTTCCTGTGGTTGAGAGAAACGTTGGTTAGCTGACAGGGCAATACGTCCTGCCATAATAGAACCAATGGTCCCGTCCCAACCACCGTTACCTTTGATAACCTCATTCATGTCATCGACTAGGGTGTCAATTTTATTTGTCGTCATCTTCGTAGTCTCCATTGATTAACCTATCCAAGATAACACGGACAGCTATGTAAGGCCAGAGAAAAGCTGTAAACATTACAGCGTGTGGCGCACTCTCTTCTGTAGCCTCAAGGATTGTAAGGTAGAGGGCTACACCAAGAAGGTACAACACCAGTACAGGCCATAACCCTAGTTCAAACATCGTAGTCCACCTCTTTCTTTTTAGTCACCTCGACTAGCCTAGCTATCTGTTTCTCTATCTCAATCAAACGCTTAAGTGTCTGCCAGTGTTCACGTTCTAAGTTCTCTAACTCACCACACATACTCATTAGGTGTCCTCCTGTTGTAGTCGGTATGCTCCCGCTGTACTGGACAACCCAGCTAGTATATCCAGCAACTGACCGTAGGACATGTAGATCACGTTGACCTCCTCCACGTCCTGTATGTGCTGCTTGATGAACACTGTGTCATCCTCACAGATGATCACCTCAACATCGTCATAGGCGTCGTGCTCGTCAAGTGTAGTAATTGTGGCACAGGCTGAGCCAAACTCTACGGTGTACATGGCTTACTCATAGTCTTTCACTCCGTGTTTATCAATGTCGTTAAGCATGAGTAGTAGTGCCTTCTTGAGGTCCTCAATGCTACCACCTGTAAGCTCTACAGGATTGTCTGTCCACATTACCTCACCATCTTCCAGTATAAACTGCTCGTGTACAGCGTAGTAACCCTCACCTGTAAAGGCATTGGGTGTTTCGTATTTGTGGTACATAACTTGGTAGTGCCAGTGTGAATCACTCATCTAGTTTACCTCTTGCAATATCATGTAGCATGTCAAAAGCGTCCTCTACGCTGATACCAGCTACAGCACACATAAGGATTAACCTTACACCCTCACTCACAAACATATCACGGGTATCATTGCTCATATCAAACGTATAGGTAGCTGATCCATCCTCGTGTTCAACTACCTTCTCTACAGCAAGGTAATGCTTATTCATTTCATCAGTCATCGAACCAACCATCCTCTTCATCCATTTTAGCTAGGGCCAATAGGAACTTCTCTTTTAGTAGTGTACTCTGTACGCCCTGTGTGACTACCCTCCAAGAGATACAACCTAACTGCTGTGGCCCCTCTGGCCTATCATCTATGAGCCAGATACCTAGATCGTCAGTCTCTAGTGTAAGGTTTAACAACGGGTCTTCATTATTGAAGTCTGTCATCTTATCCTCCATAGTAGTCAATCACACGGTCTAGTGCTGCTATGTCTAGGACAAGAGACTGCCAGTCCTCCATCTGAGTATCAGTCAGGTGATCTGTGCCACGGTCACCATCTAGTAGCAACCGCATCTCAGCACAGGTCTCACGAGAGCTTCGCAGTGTCGCTAACACAACCTCGTTCATAACCTCCACGGCTGCGCTTGTTTGCAGTGCGTTCCTAATTATGTCAGGTACGTTCATTTGTTTTTCCTTAACTTTTACGGTGAATAAGTGTACTAATCTCCGCATTAGTATGGGTGTTTATCCTTTCCGTGTAAGCAGCCAATCACTGTAGTCTGCTGTACACATGAAGTCCTCAAGCACCCTCTCAATAGCCTCAAGAATGCTAGCATCATTATTGTCTAGGCATAAGTTATAGTACCTCATCAAAGACACAACAACTATTTCATCTTCGTAGTCATCGGTTAGGTTGCGCAGCATCTTATCAAACCGTGTGGTGATCTTACCTGCTGCATCACGTGTTACGTTGTAGTCACTCATTCTGTTTCTCCTTTTGTCAGGGCCTGCCACGACACTGGGTACAGCTCTTGCATGATAGTACTGATCTGATTGGCTACAACACGTGACTCATACTGAGTGTCTTCCTTGCACCGAAGGCGGCACATATCAGCAAAGGCATCCAGTGACCCACTCCAGTACCACTCAGTCATAGTAGACTGGGGCAGTACCATACGGGCTTGCTCAGGGGCTACACCTGCTTTGATTAGTGAGCTATATAACTTAAGGTCATCTTCTGGTTGAAAGGATACCCAGTCGGCTAGTGTCTCTTCTCCAAAGTTTCCTTTATATGAGCCTCCCGTAGGCTCTAGTGTGTCTAGGTCAACCACACCGGCACTACCTTGCTTCTTATCCTCACTACGCCCACGCCATACGTCAGGCACATAGAACTCAGGTTCATCATCTACGTAACGACGACTGATCTCATTCCAACGTAAAAACTTATGCTTCACTAGCTGCCGTGCTACAAAGATAGGAGCCTTGACATGGAAGGAAGCAAAGACATGACCAAAGGGTGACAGGTGTTTGTGTTTGGCTAGGTACTTGATGAGGCGCTTGTCACCATCCTTAAGGTGCCACACACCCATGTTGTCTTCGTCCATAGAGGAACTCTTACCAAACGATACCCGTGCTGCGTTAACTACGGACAGGTCGCTGCCCATGTGATCTACTAGAGTGCTGTTAATCTGTGTCATGGGACACCCCTGCTATAAAGTATGGGTGGAACCGTTAAGTCCCACCCTGTTGTGTCATTGACTAGTAGTTACCAGACCATCTCACGGTTACCAGAGCCACCCTCGTAGGGTACATGGTCTAGTACTGCGAGACCCTCAAGACGTACCACAGGGGACCGTCCACCAGTGTAGATGGAGACCTTAGCTGTAACCTTAGTGCCGTTACCTAGTTCACCATCAATGTCGAAGTCCCAAGGAGTAGAGGAACGTCCGTCAGTCCAGTTGAGAACCTTAGGGGCACCACCGAAGTCGTCGATCTTTGGGTGTTTGTTAGGACGCTTGAGTTTCATACCCATACGACCACCAGCTACCTCAAAGTTCTTGATCTGCTTGTGGCCCATAGCCTCCTGTGGAAAACCGGCATCAACCAACTTGGCCATGTCCTCATCAGTAGATGGGATGAACACACAGTTGTACTGACCCTGTGTAGCCTCGTGGAACTCTGACTTGTCTAGGTTCTGTGTAAACACACGGGCGTAGTAAACTTCACCAGTTGCTTCGACGTATTTAGTTTGGCTTGTAGACATGCGGAATCTCCTATGCAGTCTGTTAGTGGTGTTTGTTATATAAGGCCTGACCTAGTGTGTGTCAAGCCATGATCTACCTATATCAGTAGAACCTGCGAGGGGACACATGAGACCTAGCTCTACCCCTACACTCCCAATTGACTTACGTTGTAAGTAACCCAACCTTTCTGCTGCGTCCAGTGAACCAGCAACCTCTGTCTGCCACTCATCGTGGGGCCAAGTAACAAGTTTGAAGTCTATCTTCTCCTTGCGAGCCATGTAAACCCACTCACGTGTAGCATGCTTCATGATAGTGGACTCACCATTCTGTAGCATACCTGCTAGTGTGTGGTGTTCACTCGGTGTCTTAACCTTACGCCCATCGTAGCCACGGAAGTAGCCACGGCGTGCAATAGATGGGATGATGGAGGTCTTGAGCTTCTTCAAGCCTGAGATACTGTCCATGAAGTTAGCTACAGCCACGTTAGCCTGACCCATATTAGTCTGTAGGATTTGACTAATCTTGAGGGTACCAGCACCTAGGAGGAAGGCATAGATGAATGTCTTTGCCATGTCCCGTGTTATGTGGCTTAGGCCTAGGGCCTTGCGGTTAAGGTTGTGAATGTCCGTCCCATCCTCCTTCTTTCCTGTGATAATAGCATCCACATAGTCCTGACTTTCCATAAGGTCAGCAAGGATACGTAGCTGGATACCCTCGGCATCGGTACCTACTAGGTAGTTACCATTCTCTACTCCCCACAGACCACGGAGTGGTCCGTCGTACCGAGCCTTAACATCCTCGACTGGTGTCTTCGGTGTGCCGTGGAAGGCAGAGGGTACGTTAGCCTGATTAGGTGCAGAGTGTGACAGACGCCCAGTCCATGCACCAATGTGGGTAAACCTACCGTGAATACGTCCGTCTTCCTTAACACAGCCAAGCCACTCAGCAAGACTAGACCGACGACCCTCAAGGGTCAACCACTCAGCCAAGGCTTTAGCGCCCTCAGGTGCATCCTCCGGTAGGGTGTTGAGGTTAGTCTCGTTGCACTGCCAGCCGTAGAACTTAAACTTCTCCGCCCTCTCAGGGTTGTCCTCCTTGTTACGTAGGAAGTCTAAGTGTCCCTTGGTCTTGTCTACAGGGTTCCAGCCTGACTCCCACAGGCGTTCAATACGTTGGGGCGTAGAGGATGGCTTGAAGTCTACAAAGTCGTAACACACGAGGTCATCACCCACCTTCTGTGTACGTTGGTACTTCTGTAGTGCGTCAGTTACATTCTTGTAGGGTGTCCCGTCAGACTTGAGGCGGTACTGTATACGGTTCACTTCCTTCAACTGAGGAGGGAATACTAACTGAAACCCTTGGTTTAGTTCCTCCATCCTACCCTCAATCTCCTTGAGATATACCTCAGCCCTAGCCTTATCAAACTTGAAACCGTTAGCTGTCATTTCCTCACAGATAATCTGGATATCATGCTCCATACGCAGAGCCTTGGCCCAGTCCTTATCAAAGATCACTGACTTAAACTTCTTGAATAACTTGACGGTGACCTCAACGTCCTGCTGACAGTAGTCAATCATCTCCTGTGTCAGACCGCCCTCGAAGTCTTTGAAGTCTCCCTTGTACAGACCGAGACGAATACCCCACTGCTTAAGTGAGTGACCACCCTTGATGTTGTAGTCTACTAGACGGGAGATAATGAGTGTGTCTACTACACAACTTACATTGATAACAGTCTCACCCAGTATTCTGTTAACAACGGGAACGTCAAAGCCAATGCCGTTGTGAAAGACAAACTTGTCTACACCCTTACAGAACTCAATGAACCTAGCTGCCTCACTGGAGTTAGTGTCTAGACTAGTGAAGGTCTCCTTCTCTCCTGTGTTTACGTCTTGGGTGCAGACAACCCAGATGCGCTGGGCATCCAAGCTGTCTGTCTCTATGTCCATCGCTACAATCTTCACTTACCTAACTCTCCTATCCAGTGTGCCACACTATCACATGGACTATCGTGACTAGGCAAACCTGTCAAACTTTTCCTTGAGGGTGAAGCTGTCTCCGTCGAAGGTGAGTGATCCTGCATGTCCTGTTGTACCTGCGGGTCTGTTCTTTGTGACGAGCAGCTTGGTTGTGTTACGATCATCATCGTCCTCCGACATCTTATCACGTTCAAGTTTGACTACAACACTAGCACGTTTACCAATAGTGCGGCAGTCCCTGATCTGTCCGTCGTCATTCTCGTGAGCAATCGTTACGATACCTACGTTCAACTCAGCAGACATACGGGATAGCTGTACGGACAGGGCAGACAGCCACTTCTCAATGCTCTCGTCACCCTGACGGGAGTAGGCCAAGTCTTGGATGGGTTCAAAGAACACATACTTGACACCACATGCCTGACTAAAGTAGCGGATACGATTTAGTATTTCCATTGGGTCTTCGTCTACCCCAATGGTAAACTGGTACAGGTTCTCACCCTCAGTCAACTCAATAAGGGCTTGGTCTACCTCGTCACTCATGTTGGCCTCGTCAATCAAGTCCTTGCGTGTGAGGTTCTTACCTAGCTTGTAGGACACCAGACCTAAGAGGCCCCTCTTCTTTGTCTCCTCAAGGTGGCAGATAGCTATAGGTACATCCTTGTGGTTAGACAGGAAGTGGTACTCCAAGTACCTCATGAACTCAGTCTTACCAATACCCTCAGGTGCTTGGAACACAGTCAGGTGCCCCTGCATCAGGCCCAGCGCCACCTCGTCGAAGGCAGAGATACCAGTGGGTAGGTACATGGCATCATCCTCCTCGTGGAGGATACCTAGGAATTGTTCTGGTGTGTTCCACACGTTCTGTGGGGTGTACTTCTTGGCGTTGTAGAAGGCAGACCGATAGCCCTGCCCTGCACCAGCAACAAGGAACTCATTGGCATCCTTGTACTTGTCGTGAGGGATACGATAGACCTTGTTAGGAAACAGGTTAGCTATCTTGTCTGCTGCACCATTGCCTGCATCGTCGTTGTCCAGCGAGAGGATGATCTTATCAAAGCTATCCAGCCACGTCTTGGCATCACCCTGCCACAACTTCTTGTTGGGTGAGGCTGACGGTAGGGAGACTACAGGGTACTTCTTCTCAAGCATCTGGAAGGCAGACAGTGCATCCACTTCACCCTCAGTCAGGACTACAACACGACTAGACCCTGCGTTAAACTTATCCATGCCGAATAGCTCGTCACCACGGAAGCCATCAGCAGTGTGGAATGACTTGGGTAGTGTACGTACCTTACACCCACCAGAAGGGTAAACGTACACCTGCTTCTTAAGTTCACCACTCTCACTCACCATAGTCTTAACACCATAGAAGTTCATAGTGTCCTCACGCACCCCTCGGTGTGGTCGAGTCTCTGCTAC